AGTCACAACAATTTCTCGCCAGATATATTAAAGGGATGGGATAAACCGGGAAGAAAATGATTGGTTTCAAACAATATAGCTCTTATTACGATAAGCTAGATGAAGGTATCTCTGATGAGGTATGGGAAGAAATTGGTTTAGCTGGAAGAAGAGCTCTAGCACGAGCTGCTAAGAAAAGAAGACATCAGCTTTCTCGTTCACGTAAAAAGTGGAGGAGGAGAAGAGCAAGCACCTCACGTATCGATAAGCGTGCCGGCCGGCAAGCAAGATCAAATCTCTATAAAAAATTATCTGGTGGTAAGGGTCCTAAGACTATAGCACAAAAGCTCAACGTTTCGCGTAGGGCAAAGAGCTATAGAGGACAAACGGCAATTCAAAAAAGAATATTAAGAGCACCAAAGAGAAGAGCCGATAAAAGATGATCAACAGTTTTAAGACATTTCTCGTAGAAGAAGAGAAAACTGCCTATTGGACATTTGGAAGGATGAATCCTCCAACAATAGGTCATATGAAGTTGTTAGATGCACTTGCGAAAAAAGCAGGTAAGAATCCTATAAAAGTATTTCTTTCACAATCTCAGGATAAAAAGAAGAATCCATTATCGTATGCAGATAAGGTGAAATTTGCTAGGAAAATGTTTCCAAAGCACGCCCGTTCGATCATGCTAGATAAAAGTGTGAAGACTTTTATAGATGCTGCAAAGTCTCTAGAAAGTCAAGGATTCAAAAAAATCGTGATGATTGTAGGGTCAGACCGTGTCACTCAGTTTGACACGGTCTTGAGCAAGTATAACGGAAAGGATTATACTTTCCAAGACATTAAGGTCGTGTCCGCAGGAGAAAGGGACCCTGATGCTGATGGTGCAGAAGGTGCGTCAGCTACAAAACAGAGAGAAGCGGCAAAGGATAATAACTTTGCAACCTTTTCTCAAGGGTTGCCAAAAGAGATGTCCAATTCTGACGCAAAGAAACTTTTTAATGCAGTCAGATCTGGACTCGGCCTAAAAGAATCTAAACAATACAGACAACACGTTGATTTAGGAGTAACTTCTAAAGTGCGTGAAAAATATATCGAAGGAAAGTTGTTTGAAGCTGGAGATGAGGTAGTGATTAAATCCACCGGTCAAGTTGGAACAGTAAAAATTCTAGGTTCCAACTATGTAATCATAGAGCATGAAGGTGGAAAATACAGAAAATGGCTTGAAGACGTAGAGCTTTTGGAAAAAGAAAAAGAACACAAGAAAGACTCACCACAAGATCCGGATATAAAATCAAGACCTGGTACTCAGCCAAAAGCTTACCATAAGGGAGTGTCTAAATCTAAAAAAGCAGCAAGAGACGCGCACTTCAAACGCGGTGCAAAGATGGATGACGATAATCCTGCAGCTTATAAAAAAGCGCCAGGAGATGCTGGAGCTAAGACGAAGCCAAGCAAGCATACAAAAAGATTTAAAAAGATGTTTGGCGATGATTGATTTTTGGGAACTAAGATCTCTTCAAGAAAAACCGACACTTGGAGGTGCGGCACTTGGACTAGCTAAGAAAGCACTCTATACAAAGGGAGGAAACTTCAGGTTTAGTGCTGCTGCAGATGCAGAAAGAGAAGAGATGAAACTTAGAAAGATGAAGGCTAAACTTGCAGATGTGTCTGCGAAAGAAAGAATAAGGGTGGCCAAAGATAAACAGGCGGCCGTGGCTAAACAAATTTCATTAGCAAAGAAGGGTGAGCTATGATTAAGTTTAAAAACTATCTAGACGAAAATGCAACTGCGGCTATCAAGAAAAAAGCAGAAAAATCTGGCATGCCTGCAGGCATATTAAGAAAAGTTTACAACCGTGGAGTTGCCGCTTGGCGAACCGGTCATAGGCCAGGAACTACACCTCAACAATGGGGACTGGCTAGAGTCAATTCATTTGTAACAAAATCATCAGGGACTTGGGGTAAAGCTGATAAAGATCTAGCAGCAAAGGTAAAAGGATGAAAAAATTTAGACAATTACGAAAAGAACTGGTTAACTACCAGACAGAAGGCACATGGGCTCTTCCAGATAATCCTAGAGCTAAAAAAGAACTAAAGGCTTTGATGGCTAAACCTCTTATCCTGGGTAAAGAAGGAGATGAGGCAGCTGACAAACTTTATAACATTATCGGAGACGATGAGTTGTTTGATGATCTTTTCGTTGCAGGTAAGAAGAATCCAAAGGGTGATGCTAGACCTCTTATTAAGAAAGCAATGAAGCGTCTAAAGATTAAAGAAGACGTTGAGAATGCTGTTGAATATGCAAGGACTATTAACGAAGTTACAATTGGAAAAATGGTTCCAAAGCATGCTATAAAAAATATGGGTAAAGATCAAAAGACGTTTTCAGCATATATTAAGAGAAAAACTGGAAAAGATGTTTACTTTGATGATGATGATTTGATTGTTGGAAAAAAGAGAGCGATTAAAGGCGCATTGACTAATGATAACATGACAACTGATCAGATGGTTGCTAAAGTTAAAGCGTTTAAAGAAGAATTTGCAGAAGATATCGATGAAGGTATCAAGCATGATCGTTGGATGAGATCACATGGTAAGAAAGCACCTGCAAAGGAAGTAGGCACTTGGATGTTCACCACAAAAGAAATGGGTGATGTAGACTATGACAACCCTAAAGTAGTATGGCGAGCCAAGCGGCCTATGAAGCTGGCACAGGCAGGCAAAGAGGCAATGAAAGCACTAGGCACTAAAGATGTCTATGTGATGGAAAGTGTAACAGAAAAGAAAAAAGAAACTGTTAAAGACTTTCTAAAAAGAGGTGGAAAGATTACTAAAGTCAAAGGTGGAACTGGCAAGGCTGGTCGTGCTGCAATGGACAAGTTTAAGAAGTCCTACAGCAAGATGAAAGATAAAGAAGCGGAAAAAGACCAAGAGGTTAATGAAGCGACAGATATTTTTAACAAAGGCGGCATACACGTCACTCGCTTTGCTATGGGAGGAGGGAAGCTAGGATTTCAATTTAATTTTGGCAAAGTTGGAAGATATATACAGATTCCATTAGAAAAATTATCAGTTCTTGATCAGGCTGTTAAGATGGCAAAGAAGGCAGGTAAGACTGGAAAGCAAGGTAATCTTCCTATTGCAGATGATGTCAATGAAAAGACAGATCGCTGGTATGAAGATCAACCAGAGTGGGGAACACCTGAGTCTACAGATCACGCTAAGCGAATGACACCAGGAGAGTACGCAGAATCATCTGCAGCCTATGCCAAGTCTTTAGAAAAGATAGCAAGAGACAGACAACTTGCTGCGATATCAGACAAAGATAAAGAAACTCTTATGAAGATAGCAGCAATGTTAGCTAAAGAGAAAAAGAAATGAAAACATTTTGGACTATACGAGAAGATCTCGATAAAAGAAAACTGAGAAAAAACGGTCATCCTGAAGTATTAGGAAAAACTGTTACCATTCCGTTTAAAGTTAAAATGTATAAGCAAAGAGGTTCGGGTGCAACTCAATTCACAAAGATCAAAGCATTTGCACATAAAGATCATGAAGGTCGCGGACAGATGCTTGTTTATTGGGATCCGAAGACTGGCCAAATAGATCCCGATGATGATCATCCTTACGGTAGAAAAGATTGGATGAGTGAATTTAAAAAAGAAATTGCGAAATTACGTTTACCCACTAAAGGATTTCAGTTTTCAGAGTTAGGCTTACAGGGTGATAATTATGTTCACTTGAGTATGAATCAAGATTTCACATTAGAATTCCTCAAAAAATTTGGAGGTGTAAGTAAAAATGCTTCTTACAAATAAGATATGATAAAGTTCAAACAATTTTTAGAAAGTAAACCTGGCCTTTGGGCCAACATACATAAGAAAAGAAGAGAAGGTAGACCTATGCGTAAGCCTGGGTCAAAGGGTGCACCTACTAAAAAAGATTTTGACAGTGCTAGAGCTAGTAGCGAAAATGTTGATGAAAAGAAATCAGAAACATGGGAAGCTGGTTACAAGCGCAGAGTTGTAAAGACTACAAGCGCAGAGCACAAGAAAAAAGGTTATAACTGGAGAATCAAAGGTAAAGAAAGACCAGAGATCTCTATAAAACTCTACAAAGATAAGCCGTCACAGGCAGAGTTTAACAAACAAATGAAAAGGGTTGCGGGTCATGAATTCGGAGGCTAACATGAAATTTAAAGAGATTAGAGAAAATCAAATTGATGCAGTATGTGAGTCGTGTGATGAAGAACTTTATGGAAACTTGGAATTGACCGAAGCAGAATATCAAGGGAAAAAGGTTACGTTGAACGATCCTATTAGGACATCAGAAAATCCTAGTAAAAAGTTCAAGGTATATACAATGGGTCCGAAAGGAAAGGTAGTAGTTGTGAGATTCGGTGATCCGAACATGAGCATAAAGCGCGACGATCCGGCGCGCCGTAAATCTTTTAGAGCTCGTCATAACTGCGATAATCCAGGTCCTAAATGGAAAGCGAGGTATTGGTCATGCTATCAATGGAGAGCCGGAAAAAAGGTCGACAATTAATTAAATGGGTAACAGAGAAAATGGCAAGAGTTTCACAGTCAGATCGTTTAGATCGAATTGAAGAGAAGATAGATAAACTATCGGAGGTTTTGGTAGCAATGGCGCGTGCCGAAGAAAAAATAGTAGGTTTAACTGAGGATCACGACAAGATGTATAGTCGCATTAATAACTTGTCGCAAAAGATCGATAAATTAGACGAACAGGTTGTCAAGAATACGCAAACCGTGGCAACTATTCACAAATTGTTTTGGGTTGTTATTGCAGCATTTTCCGCAGCATTTGCAGCGCAAGTCTTTAACTGGTTTTAAAAGGAGTCAAAATGTTCAAAAGTAATGATATTAAGAGCATAGGGCTTGCGTACTTGGAAGTCCTAGAACGAAAACATAAGGGTCTCATCAAAGAGATGGATCCTACTGATCATGTAAAAAAGAATGAAGATACCGGAAAGTTCTGTGTCTATGATTCAGAAGGAAAGAAGGTAAAAGAGTTTGATGATGAATCAGCCGCAAATGAATATGCGAAGAAGAATCATGATTCTCTCATGAAAGAGAAAAAACTGGATCCGGTTGACAAGGATGAGCTGAAAGGTAAGCATTCTGATCGTGATGATAAAGATATTGATAACGACGGAGATGTCGATGGATCTGACAAGTATCTTCATAAAAAGCGTAAGGCTGTTAGTAAAGCCATAGATGGAGATGAGAAGGAAGAAGGCTATACCATGCATAAGGGAATGAAGGTTAAGAACGTTGCCCGTGATGCTGGAAAAGTTGCAACGCAAGCTAATAAAGATAGAAGAGCTGCACAAAGAAAGAGGCTAGGTCTTGATGACGATGTTCAACACGAAGAACCGCAGATGATTGAGGAAGATAATAATGAACAATATAAGTGGAAAGATATTAACATCTCAATGTCATATAATGGAATCAAGCCAGCTACGATCTTGAGAGTATTGATGACTTTAAAGAAAGTCAAATCCGGTAAACTTAATTTGAAGTTTAAAGAAGGTAAATGTGTAAGTGAAAAAGTGAGTCAAACTTCGGGTGCTACTCCACCTGAAGAGATAGATAGTAAAGATTCGCCAGGCGCGAAAAAAATGAGGAAAGACCATGAAGGTCCTAAGCATGACTATCCTGGAGTAAATAAACAGGATGGAGCTGACAAGGTTAAAGTTGCTCCTAAAAGACCAGGTGATTCAAGCTTAGGTGATAAGAATCCTCTTAAAAAGAAAAAATAGTAACCTTAAAGGAGAAATTAATATGATACAAGCACCAGCATGGGCAAAAGATGCTATTCCAACTCCTAGGGGTTGGGTGAGAAAACCCGGAGGTGAATTACTGAAATCACAAAAGATTAGTGATGCAGAAATTGCAGAGTATATGGGAGAATCTACTCCCACACCTGCGCCAGCTCCAACACCTAAGCCTGCACCACCTGCAGAACCCGCACCTCTTAATGAAGCTCCTCCGTCAAAAGACCTGATGTCTTACACTAGAAGAGAGCTTGAAGCGATGGCAGAACAGTATGGTTTAGAATTGCAAGGTAATTATACTAAAACACAACTTTCAGAAGCGCTCGAAGCACACTTACTAAGCGAATAGATAAATTAACATTTATCTAAAGGCTTATTATGTTTGACGAGTTAACTGAAAAAAATTTATTATTATACGCTGCTAAACATTATCATAATCCTTTGGGTGCAAGCTCAGAGGAATTTGAAGAAGATCTTAAAAAGTTTAAATACATCAAGCGCTTAGTCAATCGTTATCTTGAAACTAATGAATTGGCTGAACGCTTGATAATGAATCACTTGATAGTAGTGTTTAATGTTTTCGGTATTGAAGCTGGTGTTAAAATTTTAGGACTAAAGTTGGAAGGTAGACACTGGCCGGTGATTAAGCCATTCCTAGTCTATTTAAAATATTTACAGTCTGATGAGTTTACCAACATAACAATGGACGAAAACGTAGTTAGTATTTTGAGGAAAGAATTTAGATGAGTCTAGTAACAAGAGCAGCAGATCTATTTTATACATTTAGATTCTTAAAACTATTAGTCACGCCGTGGGACAAGATGGAAGCATATAATCTTGGCTTGGTAGATGAAAATGGTAAAAGAATCAAGAGTGTTAAGATAGATGATCCAAAGAAAAAGGCAGCTTATACTCCTTTTCATAGGCTGGTGTTCAATGTTAAAAGACTTATCAATAAAGCACCAGGCGGTAAGACAAGGATTGCATCCTATCTTGCCGGCCTATATCTTATAAAAGAAAAATACAATTTAGATGAAGACAGTCTTCTTAAGATTGTAGAAGAATCAGGTTATGAACCACTTGATTTTTTATCTGAATCTGTATGTGAGTGGTTTTTACTTGAAGACAAGATGATATCTCCAGGTAGGTACAGAGTACGTGAAAGCAAGGTAGTTCTCAGTACATATGAAGAGATAGTCAATCCTAAAGATTCAGTGATAATAGAACCACATTGTTATCCAGTCGGTGAAATTTTCGGTATTGATGTCTATAAGGTTGTACATGAAAGAACTAATCAAGATCTTTATGTCATTCTAAGTGACCTGTACAAGTGAAAAATTATAAATATTCTACACAGGAAATTGTATGAAAAAGACAGACGAAAATGTAGCTGCACCTTCCATGAATACATCAGCTGTTCCAGGAGCCGGTGATGATTCTAGCACAGTAGTTGTTAGAAAAAAGAAGAAGAAGAAAGGCCCGGGACACTATGAAGAAATTATTGCAGTTGATAGAAGACTGAAAGATCAATCACAACCTAGACTGCTTAAACGATTTAGAAAATTTGCAGAGGAGAATTAAATAATGCTTTCAATATTAGGATCTCTAATAGGATTTGCCGGTTCTGCTATTCCATCAGTAACTGACATTTTTAAAGAAAAAGATCAACGTAAACATGAATTGGAAAAAATGAAAGCCATGGCCGCTCTTAAAAAAGAAGGCATGGATTTTGATCTTAAGATGTTTGAGGCTAAGGCCAATGATGAAGAGCATAAAAGACTTATGGCTCATGACATTGCTATTTCTCAAGGAACTGGCTTCATGTCTGGTTTACAGAAGTCCGTCCGTCCAGTCATTACTTATTGTTTCTTTGGTTTGTTTGCAGCAATAGAGATCACTCTATTGATGGATGCAATCGAGAACAATGTCGAATTCAGTAGTGCAATTAAACTCCTGTGGGATGAAGATACTAAAGCAATATTTGCTGCTATCATCTCATTTTGGTTTGGTTCTCGCGCACTAGAGAAGTCGCGCAAGAAGTAAATCAAATAAATATTTCCTTTACAAATATGTTGTTCTATGGTATAATAGAACAATCAATCAGTTATACGTTCACACTCAGGAGTTATCAATGTCTTCAAATCAATTACCCACTCAGTACCAGCAGTTTATCCACCTTTCAAGATACTCACGGTGGTTGCCTGAGGAACAGAGACGGGAAAATTGGTCAGAGACAGTTTCTAGATATTTTGATTTTTTTGAAGAACACGTACGTGATATGCATAACTTCGAAATTAAGAAAGATGTACGACAAGAATTAGAAGAAGCTGTTCTCGATACAAGTGTTATGCCATCTATGCGATGTCTTATGACAGCAGGAGAAGCACTAAAGCGCGAAAATATAGCAGGTTACAACTGCTCATATGTAGCAGTTAATAGAGTACAAGCGTTTGATGAAATCTTATATGTTCTTATGAATGGAACTGGTGTAGGATTTTCAGTTGAACGCCAACATGTTTCAGAACTTCCAGTAGTAGCGGAAGAATTTTTTCAAACAGACACCACGATTGAAGTTGCAGACAGTAAGCTTGGTTGGGCTAAAGCTCTAAAAGAACTTATTGCCATGTTGTATTCTGGTCAGATTCCTAAATGGGATTTGTCTAAAGTACGACCGGCAGGGACGCCGTTAAAAACTTTTGGTGGTAGAGCATCAGGTCCAGAACCTCTTGATAGATTATTTCAATTCACTTCAGAAGTACTTCAAAATGCAGCCGGAAGAAAACTTTCGTCGTTAGAATGTCATGACATTGTATGCAAAATTGCAGAGATTGTTGTAGTTGGTGGAGTTAGAAGATCTGCATTGATATCATTGTCAAATTTATCTGATGATAGAATGAGACACGCTAAAGCGGGTCAATGGTGGCAGGACAATGGGCAAAGAGCACTTGCAAATAATTCTGCTGCATACACCGAACAACCTGATATCGGCGTATTCATGGATGAATGGAAAGCATTATACGATTCTAAGTCTGGTGAAAGAGGTATGTTTAATCGAGTATCTGCGACAAAGCAGGCTCAAAGGAATGGTAGACGAGATACTGAAGGACATCAGTATGGCACCAATCCTTGTTCAGAAATTATATTAAGAGATAGAGAGTTCTGTAATCTTAGTGAAGTAGTCATTAGACCAAATGACACAG